ATAACGACCCAATTTGGAATGACTAATCAAAACCAACAATGGAGAAAAACCAATGAACGTATTATCTTTATTTGACGGAATGTCAGGAACCCAACTAGCACTCAAAAAGCTAGGTATCAAAGTTGATAACTATTACGCTAGTGAGATTGACAAGTATGCTATCAAAGTAACGCAAGCAAACTTTCCCGATACTATTCAAGTTGGCGATGTAACAAAACTAAACGTGAATAGTCATATTGACCTATTGGTTATGGGAAGCCCGTGTCAAGACTTGAGCTTCGCTTCACGTGATAAGAAAGGATTAGAAGGGGAAAGATCGGGCCTATTCTTTGAAGGGTTAAGACTTGTTAAAGCTTGTTTAGCTATCAACCCTAATTTAAAAGTATTGGTTGAAAATGTAAGAATGACTAAATCAAACCAAGACCGAATGACAAAAGCTTTATCGGATGTTATGGGTCAAGTCATTGAACCCGTAGCAATCAATTCAAATATCTTTTCGGCCCAAAATAGGTATAGACTTTACTGGACAAACTTGAATATTCCAACGCTACCAAAAGATAAAGGGATAGTTATGAAAGATATTTTAGAAACTAATGTTGATAGTAAGTATCTAGCAGGCGAAAGCTTATTAAAGAATTATGTTGGCGGTAATCAGTTAAACCCTAACTATAAATCGCAAGCTAATACTATACACGATCATAACAAGAAAGGCCCAACATTGTGTGCGGGAACTCATGGCTATGCAATTGGATACATAGCTAATAACTATTTTAAATATGGGAATATGGAAAAGCTTTTTAATGTAGAATTAAAATATTCTAAAGACGGATTATGCCACGTAGGTAATGCGGATCTAAACGGACAAGATGCTATCAAGCGTGTTTATCATGCCAACGGTAAATCACCTACATTAACTACAATGCAAGGTGGTCATCGTGAACCTAAAGTTTATATTGATAACTTACAGTATCGTAAGCTTACTCCACTAGAATGCGAGCGATTGCAAACAGTTCCCGATAACTATACGAACCATGTAAGCAATACCCAACGCTATAAGATGCTAGGTAATGGATTTACAATCGATACAATTTGTCATATTTTAACTGAACTAAAATAATTAATCTTAACTCATAGGAGAACAAACCAATGACTATATCAAACAAAATCAAGACAATCACCGAAGAAGATAAGCTAGTAATTAAATCCCGCCATAGTGCAAAAATGAAGATTGCATTAGCTACCAATAAAGACGGATCTCTTAATTGGTCTAAATTGCCTAAGCTTGTCACGACTAATACCAAGTTAGAAAAGCATAGCGATGATATCAAATATCTTACAGCAGGATTTCAATTAGCACCTACATGGGTATCAGGATATAACACGTGTGCTGGTGCTAGTCTTGGATGTGCAAAAGCTTGTCTAATGTTTTCTGGTCATGGTCAAAGACATATGGTTCACGATGGAAACCATACGGTATTAATTGCTCGCATCACTCGTACCATTCTATGGTTTGATTATCGTGATCAATTCATAGCGCAAGCTTTAAAAGAGATTGAAGCAATGAAAAGAAAAGCTTTAAGACTTCATGCAAAGACCGCATTTCGTCCTAATGTAATTAGTGATATCAATTTCTATGTCTTGTTTCCTAAATTATGGGATATGGGATTAGATGCAATCTATGATTACACAAAAGTAATTAAGCATACTAAGCTTAATCTTATCGGGCGTTATAGTGTTACTCTATCGCGTACTGAAGATACTACAGATAATACTATACACGACGCTATTAAATCGGGCGTTAACGTGGCTGTAGTGTTCGATACTAAAAAGGGTCAAGACTTGCCTATCAAGTATCTAGGTCATCGTGTTATAGACGGCGATCTAACTGATAACAGGTTCTTAGATGATCGGGGCGTGATAGTGGGATTGCGTGAAAAGAAAACAGGTAACACCGATACAACAGGTTTTGTTGTAAATGTTTGAGATAGTAGTAACGGCGATAATGATAACAGTGTTTATTGTTATCGCCATAATGAGCATAGTAATATCTAGATGATAGGAGACTAAGACAATGACTAATAAAGAAATTTGTAGATTATTTGACAACAATATTAATATGACATTAAAAGAACTTTCAAGGATAACTGGTAAATCAATAAGACAATTAAAAGAAATTTTATTAGGAGACTAAGACAATGGCATATATTAAAATAGAGATACCAACAGAATGCAAAGAGTTTAATAAATTAGATTGTGAAGAGTTAGAGCAATTCATAAGAGATAAACAATCAGATAGAGTAGCCAATGATTTAACTACTAAGATAAAAAACACATTCGGCAATAGAGCCAAAGAAGTTGAAAGTAGAATATTTGATATAATCCAATTACATAAATTTCTAGACAATAAAGAAGGGATCTAAACAATGAAACGAATTAGAGTTAAACTAAAAGAGATTAAACATCTTTTAAGCCTTAATACTGATGCTGTAAAACATGGTTTAAGCGAGGGATATTTTCAACAATCCAGACCAGAAACAATTATTGATTGGCATATCAATAAAACCAGGAAAATCATGCACGAACAATTGAGGGACGTACATAATGTCTAATTTATCCGATGCAATTACAGAGATGATCTGGACGGCAGCCCATAATAATAAAGATTATGGATTGAAGGAAGCCAAGGTATTATCTGAGACTTTGAAAGTACCAGTTAAAACTATAATGAAAATTATAGAACATGGTAGAAGAACGCCAAAAGGTGTTGACTGGGAAATTGTAAAGAGTAGGAAGATAAACTAATGATGTATCTTATTATATGGTTTTGTGTTAGTACAATATTAATAAACATATAGGAGAGTAAAATGGATTTAGATAAATTTACATTAATGAGTAAATTAAAACCAGTAGATAGATGGCGTTTAGAAAATATGTATGATGGCCCAATACCTATAGAAGTAATTAAAGGTAAGCTTGCATCGTATGAAGGTGAGCCAGACATTGATAATGCTTATGGGTATAAGGGTGCTGCCGTAGATCCTAGAAATGAGATAGACGATGATTGATATTCTAATAGATGTGATTTTCAGTAATGAGTTTTTTATAATCATGTGCTGTTTCGGATGTATTGCAGTATATACTTTAGTTAAGATTTACAACGATAAATGGGAAGGATAAATAATATTTGTTCGTGGGTTTACATTAATTATAAAATATAGTATAAAGAATTAACAAAGAAAGGATTAAAAATATGAATGTAAAACAAGCCTTAGAAATCCAGGCAACACTAACAGGATGCAAAATTCCAGAGGATTTAGCCACTGCATTAACTGAAACTTGCAGGGTAAATAGTAGAGGTGGAGCAGTAATGTTAGCGGATATGAATTTAGTATATATAATTAGAGCATACTTAAAGGAGCAAAGAAATGGCTAGAACTACAACAGTAATCCAGAGAACTAATCGTTTCACTGGTGAGAAGGATGTAGTAGAGATTGAGAATAAAGCAGCATCCGCAGGTGGTGATGTAAATGGTAGGGTATACAAGCAGTACTTTACAAAGACTATCAAGTATCGGTATAAGTTATTAGGAATCCGTGGAACAACAGGTGGAAGATTTGTAGCATGAAGATTACACAAATCAATAGAGATGTTTGTAAGCAACTTAGAGTTGATATGAACGAAGCAATCCGATCTAAACTAGAAGAGTATGGGTTGGAAGGAGAGTTCTTAAACGGTTCTTTCGATAATGAATTAGTCACATTCAAAGTTGATATAAAGATTGCAGGAGCAATGGATAAACGTGATAAGAAATTATCAGATAGTCTAACTTGGTATGCTAAATACATAGCAGAAGAGTTAGGAGTAAATAAAGATGATATACTCAACAAAGAATATCGTATGGGTGTAACCCGATATAAACTTATAGGGTATAACTCTAAAGCTAAAGCTTATCCGATAATTATGCAGGATATAAAAACTGGTAAGAAATATAAGTTTGAGGAAATTATGATTAGAAGAGCTTTTATGGAGCGAGTAGCATGAGGATGGGATCAGTAGAACACTTTGAGAAACTCTATAAAAGAGTTGGCTTAGTAACATTGGGTGATGACAAGAAGATTGCCTACCAGGAAGAAGAGATCTTAGCATTAATGAAAGAGAAGCGAATGCTCTGTAATATCATAGATAGACAAGAGAAAATAATAGAGAAACTAGGAGGTAATAAATGAGTATAGATCACATTGGTACTAGCACATTACTTAAACATCCTGTATACTCTCCAAGTGGAGATTTGAGAGTACATGAGAGTAAGCTTAGTCATGCACATAAAGCGCAATCAAATGTACCAGTTCCTCCAGTAGAGAAAGCAGACTTCCTGCAGCCGACTAAAGATAATTCAAAATCAATAGGTAAACTTATAGACATAAAGGTATAAACAATGAGTGATTTAACAAGCTATCAAACGTGGACACGTTCAACTGCAATTTATGACAACCCAATTATCTACCCATCACTTGAGTTAGCAGGTGAGGTAGGGGAAGTTTGCAACCAAGTCAAGAAGATCTATAGAGATGATAAAGGTATTGTCTCTCCAACTAGGAAGACGGATCTAGAAAGAGAGTTAGGTGATGTTCTCTGGGCATTAGCTAGATTGATTGATGATCTAGGTTTAGACTTTAACAAAGTAAAAGAGTATAATGTTATGAAGCTTGAAGATAGAAAAGCTAGAAATGTTATCGGTGGATCAGGTGATAACAGATAAACGGCCTGTATCTGATATTATAGACGAGTGGTTGGAGACTTTTGATGAGTGGGAAGAAGAAAACATTGATCAAGAGATCCAACCCTATCGCAAAAGATCTGAGGACATCAAAATATCAGACCAGAATAATTAAAAATAAAAAGAAAGAGGTTAAGAATGATCCACGATTTGATAGACGATCTATTCTTGAGTGATGGTGAAACTAAACGTATCAACTGCCCAAACTGTGCAGGGATAAAAACATTCACCATAACTTCTAAGGATGGTTTAGTAATCTGGAATTGTTATAAGGCATCGTGCAATGCTAAAGGTGCTACTACTGTAGCTATGTCTAAGGATGCATTAGTAAATCGAATAACCAAACCAGTTGAACTTACAAAGAAAAGAGTAGTGCCACTAGTAGTGCCGTCCCATTTTTCTTCATACTTTCCAGAGAAGATGGTGAGATATATGGATAAGAATAATGTAACAAAAGCATGGCGAGAGGGAAGGGTAGAACTATTCCATGATGTTGTTCAAGATCGTGCAGTATTTACTATAGCATCAGCAGGTAGAGCAGTTGATGCAGTAGGTAGAGCATTGAGTAGAGGAACCAAGTGGCATAAGTATGAGAACACTGGTGAACCATTCATTGCAGGATATGGCGAGACTTTATACATTGTAGAGGATGCAGCCAGTGCTTGTGCGATCAGTCATTATGGTACTGCTATGGCTTTACTTGGTACTGATCTATCAGACAGAGCAATAGGTATAGCTAAAGGATATTCTAATTGCGTTATCTGTTTAGATAAAGATGCAAGTAGGAAAGCTTTATCGTTGACTAAAAGATTAAAACAGTTTACTGAAACAACTATGAAAGTATTAAAGTATGATCCCAAAGAATATCCACAAGGAGTATTAGTATGATGGCAGATATTGTACCATTCAATGAATCACCTAAACCAGAGGATAGCGTAGCTAATATGTTGCTAGAGTTATTTCTTAATCATAATTTCTGGCGCGATCATAACCATATGATATCAAAAGATTATTTTGAAAAAGAAAGTAAGAAGATCTTTGATGTAGTAAATAACTCTCACTCTAAGTATGAAAGAGATTTAACTGTAGCTGAAGTCGAAGCATTAATATTTGCAGAGAACCCCATGCTTACTGGTTCGCAACGTGCAGCCATACTTGATATTACAAGAAGAATGAAGGGTGAGATCAAGCCAGACATAGGTTCAGATATACTTCAGTCTGCATTCAGGGAACATCTAGGACAGACTATAGCTAACTTAGGGTTGCAGTTAATGGATGGATCTATCAAGAGTTTAGAACCTATTCAAGAACTACTAGATCAATATGAAGGTGGTATAGAAGTTCAAGATGATATAGGTTTTATATCAAAAGAATGGGATGATATGTTTAATCCTACCAAACAAACTTATCCGTGGACTTGGAATCTTTCTCAACTGCATATGCTATGTCCAGGAATAGGTGCAGGAACTTTAACTACTGTGTTTGCATTGGTTGAAACTGGTAAGTCTGCATTTGCTGTAAGTACTGCATTTTCTCCTAGAGGTTTTGCTGATCAAGGTGCAAGGGTACTCATGGTATGTAATGAAGAACCTGCTGAAAGAACTATGACAAGGGCAGGTTCTGCTTACTCTGCATTAGAAGTAGATGAAGCTATGACTGACGGGGTTATGGGTAAAACTTCATGGGCAAAAGTAAAAGATAACATTGAGATGATTAACAGTGACAAGTGTGAATCAATGGAGAAGCTTAACTCAATCATAGCAAGGTCAGGGCCATTTGATATTGTGATTATAGATCAGTTAGATAAGATGCAAGTAGGTGGTACTTTTCCCAGAGATGATCTAAGGTTAAGTGAGATATACATTAAGGCTAGAACCATAGCTAAGAAACATGAGTTAGCATTGATTGCTGTATCTCAGGCTGATGCTACTGCTGATGGTAGAACATCACTAAGGTTTACTCAGATGGCTAACTCTAAGATAGGTAAGGCAGCCGAAGCTGATGTTATCATTGGGATTGGTAAAGAGAATACAGAAGGTAAGGATGATAACTTCTTGAGGTATTTACACGTGTCAAAGAACAAATTAGGAGGGTCACATGGTCGCGCTACAGTACGTATCGAACCAAAAATATCAAGATATGTTGATTGATAGTACATTTTTTACTTGACATACCTTAAAATTCATGATATATGGGTGAGTTATCAGCTTTAGAGAACCCCTATATACTATATAATAATATATAATATAATACTATATAAGGATATATATAATGCCTAAAAGAAAAAATTCAGGAACTAATTATACTTCAAAAGGTGAGAGAAGGAACGTAAAGAAATCAGTATTAAAAGCAGTTAGGCGTGATCGTAGTGTTATAGATCGTGTGTTAGATAAACAGGCAGCAGGATTAAAACGATGACTGACTATGCAGTCGTATTAGATCTTGAAATAGATTTAGGAGGGGATCGTAAAGATCCCTCACCATACAACAAGGATAATACTTTCGTAGCATTAGGCTATACATTAAGATCTCCTCATGGTTATCTTCTTAATGGTAATACTGAAGTAGTTATTTTGAATGTAGAAGATAATAATTTTACTGAGTTTAATACTTTCAAACGTGTATTAAGTAATGCAAAGTATGTCGTGGCTCACAATGCTAAGTTTGATGTTGCGTGGCTGCGTGAGATTGGTATTGATTGTGATGTAAAGATTATTGATACCATGATTAATGAGTATGTATTGAGTAAAGGTGTTCGTAATAAACTAAGTCTTGAGGCATTATCTCATAAGTATGATTCTGTAAGGAAGCAGGATGTACTAAAGAATATGCTTGATAAAGGTATGAACTATAGTGATCTTCCTAAAAATCTACAGATCTCCTACTTACGTGATGACATACTAGCTACGGCTGATATATTCCAGAAGCAAGAAAGATTATTTAGAGAAAATGAAAACTATTCTCTGCTACCTATAAGAGATCTTATGTGTGAGTTTTGTTCTGTATTAACAGACATAGAACGATCAGGTATGGCTATTGATCTTAGTGTACTTGATCAGGTTGATGCAGACTATCAGAAAGAACAAGAAGAACTTACTAGGTATCTTCAGACAGAAACCAGGAAACTTATGGGCGATAAGGATATAAACTTATCTTCTCCTGAACAGTTATCTACTGTTGTATATTCATGCAATCTTACAGATAAGAAGCTCTGGAAAGAGGTAATGGATATAGGTGTAGATGATAAGGGGAAGCCTAAGAGAAGACCTTACATGAAGGATGAGGGTTTCAGATCAGCATTTAAATCCTGCTTCAGTGTTGCGTTTAAAACCAGAGCGATTAAGTGTGGCAGCTGTTATGGTAAAGGACACTATTATAAAGTTAAGAAGAACGGAGAGAAGTTTAAGAAACCTACCAAGTGTGAGTACTGTGAAGGACTAGGTGTACTTTATTTAGAAGTAGATGAGGTAGCAGGGTTACGGATCAGACCTAAGTTAGAACTAGCATCAGCAGGTGGGTTTAAGACTGATAAGATAACACTCACAGAACATCTTAGAACTACTACAGATCCTGATGTAAAAAAGTTTCTTGAATCACTGATCAGACTATCAGCTATAGATACTTATCGTGCATCATTTATTGAAGGTATAAAGAAGGGTATGAAATCAGATGGTTTACTTCATTCTAATTTTAATCAGTGTATTACTTCAACTGGTCGTTTAAGTAGTTCTAATCCCAATCTACAGAATATGCCTAAAGGTAGATTGTTTCCAGTTCGTAAGGCATTCGTAAGTAGATTTAAAGGAGGTACACTTGTCGAAATTGATTACTCTCAACTTGAGTTTAGAATTGCAGGAATACTCGCAACTGATGAAACAGTTAAACGAGAAGTCGAATCTGGCTTTGACGTTCACGCCTACACTGCCAAAGTCCTCTCCGACAATGGAGAAGTTACTGACAGAGGAGCAGCAAAAGCTTCCACCTTCCGTCCATTGTATGGTGGAACTCAAGGAACTCCTGCTCAACAAATTTACTTCAAAGAGTTCTTTGGAAAGTATCAAGGCATCTTTAAGTGGCATGACAAGCTCCAGAACGAAGCCATCTCAACCAAAGTAGTGACAACTGCTACAGGTAGACAGTTTAGTTTCCCTGACTGTGAGAGAAACAGATCAGGTAATGCTAACTTCAAAACACAGATAGTAAACTATCCTGTTCAGTCTGTAGCTACAGCAGAGATTGTACCATTAGGTGTGATATTATTATTTAACAAACTGAAAGAGAAAGGATTACAAAGTGTAGTAATCAATACAGTACATGATAGCGTCTTGATTGATACTCATCCAGATGAGATAGATATAGTTAAGGAGATAGGCCCACAGTGTTTGTTAGATGCACAAGAGGAAGCAAAGAAACGCTTTGGTTTACCTGACTACATACCTTTAGAAGTAGAGATGTCTCGTGGAAATAATTGGATGGATCAACAAGATTTTAATTGACAAAATAATAAAAGTATGCTATAAGCATCATTCATTTAATGAAAGGGGATTCGTATGAATCAATTAATGAATATAGACGGTAATTCTACTGATCTATCGGCCTTGTATTCTACCATGAACTCAGGGCCAATACTAGCTAGGGCCAGGATTAATAAGGATAGCACTACAGATATAGATGGAGATATGGTAGAGGGAATACCTGCACCATCTATAGGACTATCTCATCCTGATCTTGGAGAAGTATTTGCTAAAGATACTTACTTCAGAATATTTCTAGACACAATGCAGACTTCTGTATTTGATTCCGATATTCAGAAGTTTTCTAATATGTCTCAGCATTTCAAGCAGTTCTCTGATACTGCATTAGATTGGGATGGTGGTGATAAGTGTGGATGGATACCTTCTAAGCAACGTGAGAAGTTACGTGCAGTTGATCCAGTAGCATACGCTACAGCATCTAAGGCTAAGTTATATAGAAATATCTTTGGTCTAATACGTATGGATAAACCTACGGCTGCATCAGGTGATAAGGTAGAGATAAAGGATGTTCCTTTTCGTATGAAGCTAGGACCATCTAACTTTATGGAGATCAGTAAAGTTATGACTAGCATGATTAGGCAACAGTCTATGCCTCTTAACTTTGATATGAAGGTTGGTTATGAGTTAAAGAAAACAGGATCAAACAAATACTTTGTCCTGAAGTATACCCCTTTACTTGGAGAACATCATCCCCTAACTGATGAGACTAGGGGGTACATTACTAACTTCATTGATCTTGTTAAGGTAGAGAATGATCAGGTAGCAGAGAAGATGCGAGAGAACATGGTTCCTGCTGGAATTAAAACTGATCTTGATGACTTACTCAATGACGAGATCCCACTATAAGATGGATCTTCAAACAAAGATTGATACTTACCTTGCTGGTGATCCTAAAATTCCAGATGACATAGTGTTTCGTGCTAGTCAGATGTTTAATAGTAAGTTAGGTAAGTTTAATTTTAAGAGAAAGGGGGGAGCTAAACTTCCCTCTATGTCTCAGGTAGGCAAACCATTCTGCCAGTTACACGCAGAGAAACTAGGTTGGCCCAAAGCTCCTGAGTCAAACTCTTTTCGTATTAAAATGTTATACGGAGATATGACTGAAGTAATTGCTGTAGCTATCCTGTTAGCAGCAGGTGTAGAAATAGTAGATTTAAATAAACGAGTAGGTTACAAAACTCCTGATGGAGATTACATTAATGGAGAACTTGATTTAATCATTAAAGATGGTAATGGTTATTCTCTATGGGATATAAAAAGTGCATCAAGATTTGCTTTTGAAAAGAAGTTTGCTTCTTATGAAGCACTGAAAGAAAATGATGACTTTGGATATTGCGCTCAGTTGTTTGGTTATACTAAGGCTGAGAGAGAAGAGACTCCAGAAATAAAAGCAGGTGGTTGGATAGCTGTTAGTAAAGAATCAGGTGAAATGAAAATAGTTCAAGCTAATCCTGATGATGAAGAGAGCTATACTAATAAGATAGAAGATACTATTAATCGTTATAAGGAAGCAACAGAGGATAACTTTGTACGTGGATTTACTGATGAAGAGGAGTTCTTTTATCGTAAACCAACAGGTAATAGAAAACTAAGTATGACTTGTTCTTATTGTAGTTTTAGATATACTTGTTGGCCTGATCTAAAATATGAACGCAACCCTAAATCAAAGTCAGCAAATGCCTACCACCACTACACGGTCTTCAAGTAGAATAAGTGTAGCGTCTGCTAAAGCTAAAGGACGCAAGCTTCAACAGTGGGTACGTAATTACCTTCAACAGCATCTTAAAGGTGTCGAGGATGATGATATTACGTCAACTCCTGGTGGAGTTAATGGACCTGATATAGGTCTTAGTCCTTTGGCACGTAGATTGTTTCCTTGGACAGTTGAATGCAAAGCAAGATCATCCTTTGCTGTATATGCTGCCTTAGAACAAGCAGAGACTAATATGATGAAAGCTACAAAACCTGTAGCAATATTAAAAGGTGATCGAAAACGTCCGTTAGCACTAATGTATGCTGATGATTTTATGGAGTTGACAGTATGTCCGACAAAGAAGAAGACGAAGAAATAGCACACGAAATACTTATACCTGACAATACGTATGGAGTATTTTGTACACTTGATAAGAAACGTAATGAACTTCAGATATACGATGGTAACTTTAATGGTTCTGATATGATTGAAAACATTGGTATTAGAATTAGAGAAGTATTAGAAAGTGTAGTTGAAGAAGCATCTATAAGATTAGCAGAAGAGTATAATATAAAACCAGCTAAAAAGATAGAAAAAATAGAAGGTAACATCGTATACGCTAACTTTTCAAAAAGGTTACATTAATGATTCCAAGAGAGATAATATTAAAAAAAGCAAGTGAACTTATTACAGGAGATAGGGATAAGGAGTACGGAGATGCATTTACTAACTTCAATGATATAGCACAAGGATGGAGTCTCATATTAAAAAAACACGTAACCAGAGAAGATGTAGCACTGTGTATGGCATGGGTTAAGATGGCAAGATTAGCTAAGAACCCTACTCATCAAGATAGTTGGGTTGATATAGCAGGTTATGCAGGTTTAGGAGGAGAGATAGGATCGATGGATGCTGTAACTAAATTAGAAACTGCCAGACAACAAGATGTTTTAGCTAAAGTTGAAGCTGAAGTAGATTGGCAATTGTGAGATAATATGGTAGTATCTATTTATATAAATGCCCAGATAGATAGTGATGCCTGTTGGGTTCCTGTTGATGGTAAGGCAGGATTAGAAGAAGACATGAAAGAGTTAATATCATCTGCTGTTTCAGATGCTCTGGAAGGTATAGTCATAGATAATATAAAGGTGGTAGTAAACGATGACATTTAAATCAAACATGAATCCAATGTTCAGATCCAAATTCTCTGAAGATATATTTAACTTAAAGTACGCACACACTGGTTGCGATACGTGGGAGCAGTTATCTAGGGTACTTGTAGAAGATGTATGTGGTAACTTACGTGCAGGTGAAGAAGCTTTGATGCGTAAGGAAGAACGTAAAGAACTACAGAAGTATATAACAGATCTCAAGTTTGTTCCTGGTGGTAGATATATTTATTATGCAGGAAGAGATAGAAGATTTTACAATAACTGTTTCCTATTATCTGCTGAAGAAGATACAAGAGAAGATTGGGCAAATCTAAGTTGGAAAGCAGAATCATGTTTGATGACTGGTGGAGGTATTGGAGTAGATTATTCTATCTATCGTGAGTCAGGAAGATCTTTAGGTGGTTCAGGTGGATTAGCATCTGGCCCGATACCTAAGATGCAGATGATCAACTCTATAGGTGCTAATGTAATGCAGGGAGGATCACGTAGATCAGCCATGTATGCATCACTTAACTGGAAGCATAATGATATCCCTAGCTTCTTAACTGCTAAGAATTGGGGTGATATGAATGTTGGTACTACAGGATTTACCTTTAAAGATATTAAAGAACAAGACTTTAACTTCCGCGCACCTTTAGACATGACTAACATCAGCGTTAATTATGATACTGAATGGTTGATGAACTATTGGAAGACAGGTGATGTTGGTGAAGTGTTTATGAAGAATGTTGAACAGGCATTAACTTCTGCTGAACCAGGATTTAGCTTTAACTTCATGGAGAATGAAAAGGATACTCTTAGAAATGCTTGTACAGAAGTTACTTCTGCTGATGACAGTGATGTTTGTAATCTGGGTAGTGTCAATCTTGGACGCATTGATTCACTTCAAGAGCTTGCTAGAGTCGTTGAACTTGCTACTAAATTCTTAATCTGTGGTACGCTAAGAGCAGAACTACCTTATGCTAAAGTGTATAAAGTTAGAGAGAAAAACAGAAGACTAGGTTTAGGTCTTATGGGTATGCACGAATGGTTAGTTAAACGAGGAGAGAAGTATGAAGTTACCCCAGAACTACACAAGTGGTTGTCAATCTATAAAGGTGTCAGTGATAACATCTCTAAGGAATTTGCTGACGAGTTATCCATATCAAGACCAGTTGCGAACCGCGCTATCGCTCCTACTGGTAGTATTTCTATACTCGCTGGTAGCTCCAGTGGAATAGAGCCTATCTTTGCTGTAGCATATAAGCGTAGATACTTAACAGGTGGTACTAAGTGGAAGTATCAATATGTTGTAGATTCCGCAGCACAAGAATTAATTGATATGTACGATGCTGATCCTGATAAGATTGAATCTGCACTAGACTTAGCAGACGATTACGAAAGAAGAATTAAGTTTCAAGCAGATGTGCAAGACTACGTAGATATGTCTATTAGTTCTACCATCAATCTGCCTTCTTGGGGATCTAAGTTTAATAATGAGGATACTGTAAGTGATTTTGCTAATACACTAGCATCATATGCACATAGATTACGTGGATTTACAGTGTATCCAGATGGTTGCCGTGGTGGTCAGCCTCTCTCTGTAGTACCTTACAGTGAGGCAGTAGATAAGTTAGGAACAGAATTTGAAGAAGCCGTTGAGACACATGATATCTGTGAAATTACCAACTCAGGAGGGGTTTGTGGCGTATAAAAGAAGATACCCTTTTCCTATGAGGGATATTCTAGAACAGGGTAGGAACGGATTTAGGAGGAACAAAAACAATCCGTTTCCTCCTACTTCTGATAGAGCAAGGGAATGGCAACGAGGCTACAATAAGGAGTACTATAGATGCCTGAACCAGAGAAAACTCTAGTAGGTAAGCAGGGTGAATTTATAATACTAGCAAACTTATCTGAGATGGGCATATCTGCTTATCATATAGATGCAGCCGACACAGATATTGTTTGTATTTCTCACACTGAACGTCCTATTAGAATACAAGTTAAGGCTATGGTATCTAACATAGGAGAAACATTTAGAGTTAGAAAAAGACACAATCATTACTATGATGAAAACTCTTTTGAGATAGTAGCTTGTGTTATCCTAGATACAAAAGAAATATACTACCTTAATTTTAAAGCAATCAAATCTATATACGGTGATGGAGGATCAGTTACTGTTAAAAAACTAAGACAGTTTACTTATGGACTTACAGTAGAAGAATGTTGGAATAAAGCAGTTAAAAAATATTATCCTGGATTTTTAATAGAGGAACGTAAAGATGAAAGCTACCTTAGTAGACTCAATGGGAACGGATCTAACAGTAGTCAATGCAGCGAGGGTCAGCTTCAACAAGGAGTCCTCTTTTAGTGTATCAGAGATGGGTGTGTTTCTTAATGCAAAGGATCAGAAGTTATTAGACTTCCTTGCAAGAAATGAACACTTCACACCCTTCACACATTGCATGATAACAATGCGAGAGAAAGTACCTCTCTTTGTAGCTAGACAAAGGTTCAAACATACTGTTGGATTTAGTTATAATGAAGTTAGTAGAAGGTATGTAGATGATCTTCCTGAGTTCTTTATACCTACAGAGTGGAGAAAGAAAGCTGATGATAGGAAGCAAGGCTCATCAGAAGAAACTATAGATATAAATCCATATAACGTTATGATAGATGCATATGTTCAGTCTATTAATAAAGCTAAGTGGACTTATATACATTTACTAGGTATGGATGTTTGTCCTGAACAAGCTAGAATGGTTCTACCTCAGTCAACATACACTGAGTATTATGTAACAGGATCATTGTATGCTTGGGCTAGGGCATATAATTTACGCAGTGAATCTACTGCACAACAAGAGATACAAGATTTAGCAAGTCAATGGCATGATATTATATTACCATTGTTTCCTGAAAGTTGGATATCTCTAATAACTAACCTTAAAGGAGGTTAAGATGACTAAAATACTTACAGGAGGTTTAATTGGTTTATGTTTGCTTATGTTCAATGTTTCCACATCGTATAGTCAAGCACCAGAAAGAGCAGGGTGCAAAAGTCTGGAAGAGGCTAAAACGTATATTCAAGATAAACACGGAGAACAAATCGTATTTCGTGGAATATCATCCAGAGGACACATAACATTTATATTTAACAATACTACATCTGGAACCTGGACTGCTGCAATTATACGTCCTGAGAACTCTCAGTTACTATGTTGGGTAGATTCAGGCTCAACAGGTGAAATTATAAAGAAAAAAGATGAAATTAAGTGGTAATTTAGGGCAAATCCTCTGAGAGCCATTTTAAGCTAGGCTAGAGAGGATGTAGGTAAAATCTGGACACTACCTACCAGAGACATTGCTTACACCCTCTTCTACCTTATCCTACGAGGTCATTTTTTTAAGAATTGAGTAAAAAATGTGGAAAGACCACAAAGGAATACAAATTATTACCAAAACCCCATTATATACCGTTGATTGGTATATCAAGTGGGTATCGAGTATAATACTAATGGTTTCTACAGTACTAACTGCCAACAACATCTTCCCATTGAACTTGTATTTCCATTCAATAGGTATTGGTGGTTGGTTAATTGTAGGGATGTTATGGAATGATAGAGCATTAATGGTTATAAATGCATTTGCTCTAGCTACGCTACTGACAAGTTTATTTAGAATACACTTGACAATGTAGGGAGAATGTGATATGTACTACAAAGTAGTAGTAACAAAACCAGAAGGCAATAAAACCAGTAATGGTTTTGCTTTGTTAAAAGATGCTAAGAAATATGCTAGAAAGTATTCTTGGCCTAATGATCGAGTCCAATTGATAGAAGAGAATGAGGACGAGATAAATATGTTGTATGATTATATTGTAGAAGATTGGAGTAAGAAATGATTAATGAAAATAGTTCTAAAGTAAAGTTACTAATAGGTTTATCTATAACTGCATTAATGCTAATCAGTGCTATAGGGTTTAGTTATGCAGACAGTAAGAAATGGATACATGACAGTTCATGCCCATATGATAATGTTACAGGTAACTACATAGATTCTTATGGCAATGAGTATGCTTACGGAACTATGGAGACTGCATCTAATTGTGCATTTCTTGGATCACTACCTAAAATAGTACAAGATAGATTAGGAGTGCTTGGAGATCTGAAAACAATTGAGGACTCTAGGCTTATACTAAAGCTAAATAAAAACGTAACTTAGAAAGACTTGGGGGAATTAATTTTCCCCCTTATCTTTTGGTGAACCCTGCACCGAAATACAAGCCAGTGATTGCAGCGACTAAGTTTGTATCTAATGGGGTAATTACAAAGCCTTGAAATGATTTCCACATCATAGCCTTATCTGGGCCAAACATCCAATTCATAAACCCACCTTGTAGCTCTGCATAACCTACAGTAACCATCCAAGGATGTTCTGGATATATCAGTGGTACTATCTTAGGTAGCACGATAATAGAGAATACAGCAGACAATGCTATTATTCTCCTGGTCCATGCAAAGTGTACATCTTTTACACCATGTTCTCTTGCAGAAGCAACGATCTTGCTTTCTTCTGTTAGGGCGGCTATATACATTTTGTTAGCCTCTTGCTTAGACTTAATGTTCTGCCCCCATATGCTCATAACACCACCTAATACGGTTGATGCTAAAAGCGTAAATATCTCCATTGGGAATCCACCCATAGTTATCTCCTTATAATCCTAATGCTACCATTTGTCTATTTATAGAACCACCTCTGTTTAAATCAGTCCAAGGTGTACCATCTTTTTTTGTTTTTGCTACAGCATTTTTTGCCAATACTAGTGGTCCTATTTGTATTACTTCATCTGCTGATGCAATAGGTGTATGAACAGGTAATCCATCTGCACCTTTTCTAACATAGAAACTAGTTTGTCTTCTAGGATCAAAAGATAGTTGAACCCACTCAGGATCATTTAATATCTCACTAGCTTTTTTTCTAATTCTTTCAGAATCTAAATCTTTTACTGTACCCATAACAGTAGCATAAGGTGTTTTATTATGTCCTGTTGCAATTTTTTGTCCAAGCCCTTCTGCAGCCTTAAATTCAACGTGTCCTTTTTTAGAATCTGGTGCATAATGTATAGCTTTACCATATATTGATGTTCTGTTTCCTTTTGCATTTTTTATTTGAGGACTAAGCAGTGTTACAATCCAAGTATCATGGTCTAGATAAGCAGGAATATCTAATCTACCCTGCACAGGATCTCCTACTTTTAATGGTGATCTTTTTACATTAAGTTTTTTAGTAACCTCTTCAGGTAACTGAAATAAACCTTTTTCTCTTTGAGAATTGTTTAATGCAAAAACCACTGCTTTATCTGTAGGTTGTCTGGGTAACTCATCAAAACCTCGTACAGGTTTATATTTATCTATAGAACGTAAATGTTCTTCTCTAGGAATTTCTTTATTAATAAGTTTTTTAGCTGATGCTTCTAATTCAGGTGTTCTTACACTAAGATCAATATTATTACTTTTTTTAATAACTTTAACTTCAGCTTGCCAATCTTCGACATTATTAAATCTATCTGCATCTTCTATACTTTTAGCATAGGTTTTTGTTGCATCATCTGCAACTACCTCGTCAGCAGATATTACTTTACCCTTAACAGGCTTACCTTTAACAGCTTTACCAATTACGTTACTAGGCATTCCTGGTATTGCTCCAGCAGTTCCTAATACCATTAATAATGCAGCCTTACCTATATTACCTTTATCATATTCATTTACAGAATCTTTTACATTTTGAGGTAAATTTTTTATTGCTTCATATGTTCCCACTGGAGACATATCCACACCAATTTGAGTTAATGTATTAGCTAAATTTTTAACTTCTTCTTCTGTTACTGATTTAGAATCTTTAGTTGTAAGAGGTACTTTATTAGATGATCTAGGAATTAATCTACCTTCTGGAGCTAATCCTAATTCATCCATTTGATCTTCAACTTTATATTCTTGAACAAACTCAGGATCAATATCAGAAAACTCAGTAGTCTCATCAGAAACAAACTCAGGATCAATATCCTCTACGAAACCACCTTCAGCAAACTTCAAATCATCTACACCTGAAGATGTTTTCATGTTGTATCTTCTAGCAGTTTTTTGTAATGTAGTAAAATCTCTTTGACCTAATGAGCCTCTTTTAGTAGCAATTGATTTTATTTCTTCTAATATAGCCTTTTGTTTATCTGAAGCTTCTTTATTTTTTTGTTCATCTACATATGTTAATATATTATCTAAATTTTCTTGTGGGTATCTTTGTTTGTATATTTCAGCAGCATCAGAAAAATCATCAGATGATACACCTTTTCTAAAATTAGCTAAGTAATGCAGGTTAGGTCTTGCTGCTTTAACCATAGCATTTGCTAATTGTCTTACATTATTAAATGTTTTATCAAGTCTATCAACTCTTAATGCTTTTAAAAGTCTAGGAGGAACATTTGCTGAACTCTTACCAAAAAAGATATTATCTAATATCCTACGTTTTTCTTTAGGAGGTTTATTAAAATACTCTGGATCATTTAAAAATGGTTCTACTATCTTTGTAGATATTTCACCTAATGCCTTTTTGTATGCATAGTTATATTCTGGAACCCTTGTACCTGCTCCAGTTTTATATTCTGGTATTCCTAACTTAGATAACTCTTCCCCTACAACAGTTTTTCTTGGAGCTACTGTTGCACCTGAGAATTGTTTCTGTATAGGTGCATCTACAGGTCTAGGTGTTTGTTCAGAAGTTCCTGATATAAATTCAGGTGTATCAGCGAATACAGCTTTCTCAAAAGGCGTACCTCTAAATACATTCTTTGCTACCTCATCTACCATCCCTTGAAATACAGGAGCTTCTATTTCAAAATCTATTCCAAATGCATTCTTCTGCATTCTTCTTTCAATTTGTTCACTGCCTGTAGCAGATTGAATAAGATCTTGAATAGGTCTTGTAGGAGTTGCATATCCACCAAGGAAGTATCCTAAAACACTACCAAGTGATTTACCAAAGTCTTTAGCTGCTAATGGATCATTATCCATATTAGATAATCTTTGATATCCATTACGTGCAAAGTTACCCAATGCACCTGCTCTAACTGTAACACCTAATACAGCTTCTGAACCACCTATGACATATTCTTGAGTAATAGGTTCATCTTTAAATGATTTTAATATTAGATCAGCAAAGAATAAGAAAGGAGTTAAAGGAAAGATAGGTCTAAAGTCTCTCTCTTGTCCTTCTCCATCTTTAATTAAATACCACTCAGAACCACCTAACTGAGAACGCATAGCTAATGCTGCTGAAAGTAAGCCTGCACCTTCTATGGTTTCTGTCATACCTCGTTTAAGATTAACTAAACTTCTTTCAGCTTCTGCAAAATCTTTACTTAACTTCTGTATAGTATCTTCTAATTGTGCTTTTCTTGTAGGATCAGCAGCTTTAGGATTTTGCATTAATTGTTCAAACTCTGCTTGAGCTTTATTTAGCTCTGCCCTATTTTTTACAGCATCATCTACATTTCTTTTCATTAACTGTCTACCAGATTTAGCCATCTTAATAGCACCAAATCCAGCACGATTAGTAGTATAGACTAAAGAGTTAATTAAAAAGTTAGGGAAAGGTATAACTGTTTTTAATACAGAGTTATTGTTTAAACTTTTTTGTACGTTATTTACTAATGCTCCACCAAAAGCTAAATCATCTCCTGCACGTTTAGTTTGATACGTCATCTTATAAGCAAAGTCTAATGCTTTACTTACCATCTCATCATTTAATAAATTTAGTTTATTTTGTTGTAAAACATCATCTATACTTGATACATTAGTGTCAGTTATTATACCTCTATTACGAGCAGTTTTTATTTGAGCATCTAACTCACTTAGAAAACTTGCAGATTTAATTGCCCTATCTTGTTGTCTGTTTAATACATTTAGATAGTTAGATGCAGTACTAAGTGATTTACCAAGGAATCCTAGTTCTTCTCTTTTAACAGGCATATAATCATCAAACACCTGAAACAATAGTTTGTCTACTTTAGAAAAATCTTTTGCAACTAATCTAGCTAGAGGTATAGCATCTTCTGGATTAAATAAATTTTTACTTAAATCTAAAACACCACGATTTAACATTTTACTATCTACTTGTGTGTCATATCCTAATAGTTGTGTATCATATCTCTTAAAGAAATTATCTAGTTGTCCTTCAATAGTTTGACCAGGAACACGTAAAGCAGAACCTATGATATTACGCATTGTGGTAGCAGGTTGTGATATTAAGAAAGATCTCCATATATCTACACCCACATTAAACTTATTAGCCATGCGTTCTTCTATTAGTTTTTCTTCTTTTATTATATCTAACAGACCACGTTGTTCAGGTGTAAGCTCTGAAGTTGCTTTCTGTAATGCAGGTATAAATTTCTTTTGTATGTCTTGAGCTACTAATCCTTTACCACCTAACTTCTGTCCAACTATACTAGACTCTGATATTATAAAAGTGGCTACATCTTCTGGATCAATACCCTCTCTAATAAATGCATTCATTATATCTGGGTTAGCAGATACAAATTCATCATCTCTAACTAAATCTGCTATCTGACTTGTTACTCTTTTTCTAGGATCTATTCTTGCTTTAAGTCTTGGACTTTCATCAATAGCTCTCATAACTGCTTGATTTATATCATTAGAAAACTCTGGAGTTGTTACTCTTTTAAATCTAGGAGTATCTAAATCTATACCATTTGCACCAAGAGCTTTCTTAAACTCTTCAAAGTTAGGGTCAGACTTATCAAGAAACTTTTTGTTTTCTTTTATGTAACTTTCTGTAGAGTCTTTTACTTGTTTCTCTGTAGCTAATTTTGCTTCACCAAGATCTATATCTCTTGTTATAGTTCCTGTTTCATCTTTCTTACCTATAAACTCTATGGTTGCTGTTTGATTATCTTTATTAAATCCAATAACTTTACCCATTGAGTCATATTCATCACCAATGTCTGAGCTATCTTTTAGAAATACATACGATCCCTCGTAATCATCTCCTGTTTTTTCTACTGCATTTTTTAAGTTATCTAGTTTAGCACCTCTACCTTGTACAGTATCTTCTAAGTTCTCTGCTATTTTCTTTTCTGTTTCTGCTATTCTTTTACCACCAGCAAACTTAGAACCTATTGCACCTGCTACTCCACCAACTACACCACTTAATGCACCAGCAGTACCTATTTCTGCTGCACTCATACCTTCTCTAGCACCTATATCTTTTTCTGCTGTTTGTACTAAAGCTTCCTGACCTGCACCTATAGCAGCTTCAGTAATAGCAGGAGTAGCTATAGCACCTGCTTTACTTGCAAATGCTCTACTTAGTAATGGTTTTAATGCAGCCCTACCAGCAGCACCAGCTATTAATTTACCTGCACCAAGACCTAGTAGATTAATTGGATCTATTACAGTGTATTTTAAGTATTCTCCTACAGCTTCTAATTTTTGACCTGTACTAGTATCACCAAATACCTCATCTACTTCTTCATCTACTTTTTTATACAGTTTACCTAGTCTCTGTTTAAACTCTGCTTCTTCAGGATCATCATCATTTAAATTACTAACAAAGTTTATAAACTTACCAGCAGACACAGTATTAGATTGAAGCGCACGATAGTCTTCTAAGAAACCATCAATAGCTTCTTCTTTAGTATTATAACTTTCGCCATTACGTTTGAATCCGTAATCTGATAATGTAGATACTAATTCTTTATCTTTTAATATATCTTCTCTAGTTAAAGCCATTATATTTTTTTAGCTCCTATAACATCCATAGTAGAATTTCTTTTAACTCTATAGTTTATACCTGTATCAGGATCTTTATATATTTTCTCATCCTTTGATATTGATCTAACTACATTTTCTTGTGTTAAGATACTTGGATTAAAACTTGAATCTATATCAGTTGTTTCTTTTTTATCTTCCTTACTACCTTCAGAGGATTTTTCACCAGTAGATTCTTTTGTTTGAAGACTGTGTTCCATAGACATTATTTCTATTAATACTGGTTTAACTCCTCGTTTTGCAATATCTGCTGTTAATTTTTGTACGTTTTCAGTGTTTAACTCAATTCCTTTTTCTTGTATTTGAAAAATAGTTTCTGAAGAATTACTCATTTCTTCTTCTGTTAAACTTTCTTTTGGAGTTGTAATAATAACTTGTAGTAAATCTATTGCATTATTTTGATTTTCACTTTTTATTTTTTCACTATCTGCTAATCTTGCTGATTCTAATTTATATCTTCTTTCTCTTTGTATAGGTGATATGGTTCTTTCAGGAGTTAAACCTAAAGAAGCTTTTCTTTCTTCTGTTGTAAAGTCACTATCAATAACCTTTTGTTCTTCAGGTGTTATGCTTTGTTTAATTAGATCTCTTGCTGCTTCTCCTCTAGCACTACCAGAGAAAGCCTCAGATACAATGTTTGCAAAGTTTCTAGGAGTACTTTTACTTTTTTCTACTTCTGCTTCTTGTCTTTGAGCATCCTGTAACTTCTTTTGTTTTTGCTTATCCATTTTTGTAGCAATGTCTACTATTTTGTTTGAAAGATCTTTAGCTATTTCTTTTGCAGTAAATCCCTGTCTTTCTAAAACTTTTTGTTCTAAACCTATAGCTGCAAGCAAATCATCACTTACTTTTAAGTTTTTCATCAAAGGAGCTACTTCCTGACTTTGTATTAGACCTTGGCCTGTAAGTATATCTTCTTCTCTAGTAGCTTTTTGTTTAGCTAATATACCTTGCGCTCTTTTCTTAGCAGTCTTAGTTGCTTCACGAAAGTCATCTGTTTGTTCTTTTTCTTGTTCTTCTATCTTTTCTCTTCTCGCCATAAACCCTGAAGCCATGCCAATTTTCATACCAGCAGATATAGCCATTATTCTTCTCCTCCCATTAGACCGCCTCGTTTAGGAACATCAGGGGTTTCTTCTAACTCTTCAGGCTCCTCTTCATCTTCTTCATCCGTCTCACCTGTAAGTTCTTTAATCTTATCACGTTTCTTTTGTAGTTCTTTTAAAGCTTTATTTAAACTTGTATCTTCTTTACGTTTGGCTAGAGCAATATATTCTATTCCAGCACTATCTAACATCTTCATTAGTAACTCAAAGAAAGGTCCATAGATAAGATACTGTACATCAAAACTGTATTTACCATTAGCCCATCCACTAAATACCATTGCTCTAGCAATTAGTTCTACAGGAGTTCCTAGTTCAGCAGCTACAGCAATTCTTTCAAATGCTTCAGGAATAGCCATACGTCTAGCTAAATCCTCATACGCATCAGCAGGATCAGTTATCTCAGGTGGACGTTCATGTGCTTCCGCACCTAATTCCCCTGTTAAAGAAGATCCTGGAATAGGACCATCAAACATTACTAAATCTTTATCTTCCATGTCACACCCTTACGCTATAGTTGATCTACCTATTGAGCCTTTAACTGCACCCTCATCGGTATCTACTGCTTTCATTAAACTATCATGTCTTGATATTAATGAGGCTACTTGATTAGCAGTACCTAAATTCGCAAACTCTTTAAACCTTATATCTTCAGTTCCTGTATCTTTTACACTTGATACTACTTTAGCCTGTTTCTTAGAAAACTCTGGTGTTTTTACTTTACTACCTTTACCACCACCTGTTGCACTGCCTAGAAACTTACTAGCCCCTTGTGATATAATTGAACTTGCTATTGCTGAAAACATATTCTACTCCCTTATGATTCTTTAAACGATTTAATAACTCCTGGAAGAGCTTTAAAACCTGCATCAAATGCAGATCCTAATAAATCTCCTACTACACTACCTGTAGCTATATCTCCTGCTAGTTCTAGATCTCTGTCAAAAGCATATGAAGATAACGCTAAGTTATTCTGAAATGCAGTCTCGTTTAGTGAGTTTACTCTTGCAAAGTTTATTTGATCTCTTTGTTCTTGTAGTAATCTATTCTGAGCATTCTGACTTATATTAAATAGGTTTCTAGTATTATACTCAGCCTCTGCATTAGCTATGGCAGTGTTAGAAGTATTAATGTTTCTTCTATATACAGCATTAGCTTGATCTATGATAATAGAGTTCTTCTGATTAAACTGTTCTCTATTATCTGCTAGTGTAGAGTTAAACTGCTCTATAGCATTCTCTTGTCCTGCATTAAACTGTCTTAGTCCATTAGTCTGTGCTGTATTAAACTTAGCAGTATCATTAAACAGATTAGCAAAGAACTGATCATTTTGTTGTTCATTGGCTGCATTAAACTGTCTAGATGAATTAATTGCTGCCTGATCAGTAAATAAACTCTGTACACGATTAGCTACGTTAGTTACTCTAGCCTGTTGCTCATTATTAAGATTAGCTACATCTAACTGTAGTGACATTTGAGCATTAAGAACTTCTGCCTGTTGTCTATTGTTTAGGTTAAGTTCTTGCATACGTCTATACGTTTCTGCATCAGCAGCAGCTATAGGTGTAGAAGCTTCCATAGCAGCCTGTACGATAGCAGCCCCTGCCATACTAGATGCACCCATTCCTCTAGCAGCCAATCTTTGTTCTGCTGTTCTTATAGCACCTGCTGCAAATGCTGGTATCTCTCCACCATCAAACTGAGCCATCAAGCTTTCTAATTGACCTTGTACAGTAGCATCTTTACTTACAATACCTTTTTGTGCATTAACTTTATCGCTTAGTTCTTTCTGTTGTGCAGCTTCTATATTTTCTTTAGCTACTAAATTATATCTTTCTTGTGCAGTAAAATCACCTACATCAGTCTTAACTGCATCTCTAGCAGTATCTATTGCTGCTGTTTTTGCATCAATATCAAACCTAGTAGGATCTATTGTATAATCTTTTGCATCTAAAAACTCATCTTCTTTAGCTTTTAATCTTTGTAACTCTAACTCCGTACCACCTTCTTTAGGTTGTTCTCTACCTTCAATTGCACCAAAAGCATCGAAGTGCGCTTTACCTGAAGGTATTGTACCTGCTCTTACTGCTGCTGCAACATCTGGGTTATCTTTAAGATACTGTTCTTCATCAAACGTACCTTTAATTAAACTAGGTGCATCTCTTTGTTCTTCTTCTCTACCTAATGCAGTCTGTCTACCAAAAGGATCTGCAAAGTTTGTTCTAGAACCTACAGCAGTTTTAAACCTATCGTAGTTTTCCCCACCTTCTAATCCACTAAATATACCTTGATAACCTGTTGCTCTACCTACATCTCTACTTTTTAATCCTGCCAGCATACGATCTCTTACATCTTGTGGTAAATTAGGATCATTTGGATTAGCTGTTAATGCTTGATAATCTAAAGCGTTTAAATTTTGTAATGCTGGTGATACACCACTTCTTCCTTCTCTTTTACCATAATCAAGATAATGTTGAATACCTGCACCAGGAACACCACCTACTGCTTGAGCAACATCTGGGTTTGCATCTAAATACTGCTTCTCAAAGGCAGAAAGATCTACCTGAAGATCCTGACGTATTTGCTCTGTATTAGGATCTATATAGTTACTTATATCGGGAGTTTGTTCTGCCATGATATCCTACCTTACACTGGTGTTCTATTCATCAATCCCTGAGAAGTTCTAAATAAATTTTGAATAAATACATCTCTAGGGTCTTGAGATTGTGGTCCCAATGGACCTACAGCTTGTTGCCGTGCGGCTGGGGTAGCTAAGTTTCTACCTGCTGTCTGTGCAAAAGACTGTGCCTGTTGTTGTACAGGATTAGCTGGTTGTGCAAATCGTGCTTGTCTATTAGCCAATGCTTCAGCTTGTCTTTGTTGTGTAAGCATTTCTGCTGCACGATTAGACGCTATACCTACACCACCTATTTGTCTTTCTAGTTCTGATTGACCTGCTCTTTGTGTACCTTGTATGTCACCCCTGGCAGTCTCTGCTTGTCTTTGATATGCTTCTGCTGCTGTACGAAAGGATGCTAAGTCACTACCTAGTCCACCTAACTCACCAGTTATATTTCTACCTAATTGTTGTTGACCACTTACTAATCCAGCTTGTCCTGCAAACAATCCTGTAGGTGCTGTAGGAGTTACACCATCTGCTTCTACTCCTGCTGCCTGACCCACTGTTTGTTGTAATCCTGTTACTCCACCACCGATTGCAGCTTGATTTGCAGTTATTGTACCTTGATTACCTAATATGTTAGCTTGTCCACCATATAATCCAGTAGCTTCTTGTGATGCTGTACCTGCTTGACCAATGTTAGACATGATACCTGCTTGTCCTGCAAACAATCCTGTAGGTGCTACAGCTTCACCATCTGTTGTTCCTGGTATTGCTGCTTGACCTATTCTAGATTCTATGTTACCTAAAGGTTGAAACAATCCTGTAGCAGCTTGAGTATCAGTAGCTTGTTGTCCTACTTGAGCCTGTAACCCTTCTAATGGTCTATATAGTCCTGTAGCAGGTGTATCTACACCAGTAGTTCCTGTACCAATAGCACTCATAATACCAGAAGTGTCTAAATCAGGTTGAGCAGCTTTAAAAGCTGCAATCATTTCTGCTTGAGATGGACCTGTGCTACTACCTCCATATGATCTGTTATCAACATTAGTTTCAATACCACTTATTGCTTCAGTAAGTTGTTCTTGAGTAATTCCTGTTGAAGAAGGAGTAGGAGCTAAACTTAAATTTCTAGCAGGACTATCTACTTCCTCTTTAGTATTTACAGCATAATTATAGTGTGCTTCTGCAAAAGCATTTATATCACCCTCAAAAAGATCAGATTGACCTGTGTTAGGATCATTAAATGCTGCAACTAAATCTGGGTTGTTATTTAAATATGTCTGTTTTTCAAATAAATTTAACTGAGCCATCTTACTTACCCCTCTCTAATACTTTATCTAACTTATCCTCTAACCTATGTAGAGCTTCTGTAACCATTCTCATATCTTCTCTTAGCTCTGCTTTAGTAGAGTAATCTTCTCTAGTTCTATTTAGAAGTATATCTATGCGTTTAACTTCTCCCATGAGGTTTCTGAACATCCATATAGCAGGTGCGATCACCAGCGTTAGTACTACGTTCCAAAAAATTACTGGTGATATCTCGCCCATCATAGTTTGCTCCTTATAGTGTCGCGTTACAAGCGTCTAAAGCATCCCATACTAAAGTTGCATGAGCTGCATTATCAAATGCTACAGTACTATCGGGGTCATCTGGATCTGGATCTGTCCAATCTCCTGATACAGAAGTTAGATATGTTTGTAGATTATCTTTACTAGTAATCTCCTCAAAATCACCGCTACCACCATCTTTAACAATGCCGATCATAACATTATCTCTAGGGGATGCTGTATCGGCATCTACAACTACATACACTCCATGCATCCCCATTGGGCTATGCCCGAAATGCAAGAAGTCTGGTATTGTTCCATCAGCATTGAGCCGATATTTACATACTTTATAAGCCATATTGGTTTCCTTTCCTATTCGGCTGCTTCTAATTGTGGTACATTAGTTAATGACAATGGATCATACACATCAAACCCACGACTGTTTGCAAAATCAGCAGGACAACTTGCCCACTTATCTGCACAAGCCTCTAACCATTCTACTGTATTAGCATGAGTTGGGGCTTTACCTTCACTAATAATTTTATTTTCCCATTGTAGGTACGCAAATACTTCTGCTTGTGCTTGGGCTGCATTGATACCTAAGTCAAATAGGTAGATCATATTACCCTCATCAATTGTACCACCTCTAGGTCTAGCACTATTTAATGCCTGTTTCATACAGGTCATAATATGGTATCGTGCTTCCTCTAACTCGTAGTCAGCTTCAGTCAGTTCTTCTTTACCTATATGCTTCATAAGGTTGTCATACTGGTTAGTAAAAAATGACATCTTTCTGATTGCACCCTGTACACTATTCTTAGTACCTGCTAGATGACCTTCTATCTCTAGTATCTCTATCTCTAGTAGTTCACGATCTAGATCATCCTCACACGTTTCTAATTCACGTTCTTTCTTCTTTAGTTCATTCTCTTTCTTCTTCATACCAATGTATGCTTCTTGCAATGCACCTCTAGTCCTATCTATCTCAGCTAGTGTGTGCTTTACAGATCGAATAGGCGTGATTGCAGTTACGTCTAATGTAACACCCATGAACTGTGAGTGCGACTTGTGAAAGTTAGAAGTAGCTTGTGCTACTGCTGGCATTTTCTCCTGTATGTTAGCCAACATAGTATTGTATTCTGGCTTTACATCAGCAGGTAAGTTTACTTTTAGTTCATGTGCTACTAAACTAGTATTAGTCATGTATTAAACTCCATTTATGTTTTTGGGAAATCCCTCAAAAGGGATCTCATTTATACCATATTTTCAAGTATTTGTCAAGGTTTATTTAAATTCCACCATGTGAATTAGAGGTAACTCCACCTGCCTGATCTCTACTAGCAATAGTGTCTCCGAAATCTGTAGCGTTTCCAGTAGAAGCAATAGTTATATAGTCCATTACGTTTTGAGAATCGCCTACATCGTTTTCTCCTCTAAATACACACCTAGTAGAACTAGACATAGATCCTGTACCTGTTTGTCTAGCTACAGTAAGATCCCCAAAATCAGTAGCATTACCTGTACTGGCTATGGTCACATATTCTATTGTATTTACATCAGCAGATGCAGTTGCACCACCACCGTAAACTGCTCTAGTTGAACTTCCCCCACCACCAGCGTAATATGTAGCAGTGCTAATATCACCAAAATCTTGTGCGTTTCCAGTACTAGCTATAGTTACATAATCAATAACGTTTGACCATGCAGATCCTGTAAAACCACCAGCAAATAATCCTCTAGTAGTAGAGTTTCCATTACCTCCACCATAATTTCTTGCTAGAGTTAAATCACCAAAGTCTGTAGAGTTTCCTTCTGTACCTATAGTTATATATTCAATGATATTCGATTCACTACCAGCTACATCTCCTCTTGCTAATACACCCCTAGTACCATTACTTACAGAACCTAAAGAGCTATTATTAAGACTTGTTAAATTTCCAAAGTTTTGTGCTATTCCTTTTGTGCTAAATGTGCTGAACTCCATTGCTGCTGTATTTGCTTGAATATAACCACCCCACCAAACACAACGAGTTGCACTTGCTACACCTGATAATCTATATCTTCTGCTTGTTAAATCTCCAAACTGAATTTCATTACTTGTACTTGCAATGTTAATATAAGCAATAGTTGTGTTATTAGGCTCATTACCACCAGCAATTAAACCCATAGCAGCAGGAGGAAATCCAGTTTCGTTTTGCCCTGCTGGTGTACCAGCACAACAACCACTAGTTTCACCAAATACATCTAATAAATCACCAAAATCTGACGCATTACCAGTTGAAGCTATAGTTACAAAATCTATAACATTAGATACACCTTCAGCAGCAGAACCTAAGTTACCATCTCCTCTATACCCACCAGCAAACAATGCCCTAGTAGAATTACTTGTTGATCCTCCTCTATAACCATGACTAGACATATCACCAAAATCTGTCGCATTTCCTGTACTTGCTATTGTGATGTAATCTATAATATTATAAGAAGTCATATTATTATTATAACCACTAGCAAATAAGCCTCTTGTTGATGACGCTGAGACACCTGAACTCATATAGTTTCTAGCTTGAGTAAGATCACCAAAATCTGTAGCGTTAGCTGTAGAAGCAATGGTAATATACTGGATTACATTACTAACACTTCCTGTATTACCACCTGCTATTATACCTCTTGTAGTAGAAGCTGATTGTCCTGCTCTATCTTTTGTTGTTGATAGAAGATCACCAAAATCAATAGCGTTACCATCAGTAGGTATTGTTATATATTGAATTACATTTACTGCACCTGAAACATTACCTCCTGCAAAAATACCTCTAACATTGTTAGCTAATGATGAACCAAGATCAGGTGTATTTGTTAAATCACCAAAATCAGTAGCGTTACCAGAAGAGGCCATAGTAAATTTTTCAATTACATTACCACTACCTCCTCCTGCATAAAAGCCTCTAGTATCATTAGAAAAACTACTACCTGAACTTTTAGCAGCGGTTAAGTCTCCAAAATCTGTCGCATTACCTGCCGATTCAACAACAACTGTTTGTATTACATCTGATGTACTATTACCTGCTCCCGAAAAACCTCCTACAAAAAAAGCATTGCTAGGCGTATTAGAAGGATCAGGCCAATCACCTGCTCTATAGAAACTCAATGCTTCCTGCAATGTCCACATACCAGATGCAGATGCAGTAGATAGATTACTAGATGGCTCTGTTGGGTTTGCTGTTATTATCCCACCAAGGTATCTTTGAGTCATTAAGCTATACCTCCATGTGAGTTTGATACTGATCCACCATTTACATGATAAGGTAACATATCTCCAAAATCTTGAGCATTGCCTGTACTTGCAATAGTTACATAATCCATAACATTACTGTTTTCTTTCGAGCCAAATACAGCCCTTGTTCCAGAAGATACAGCAGGAGCAAACTCTTTTGTTACTGTAAGATCTCCAAAATCTGTAGCATTTCCAGTAGAAGCGATAGTAATGTAATCAATAGTATTAACTGTACCGCTAGAATTACCGCCACCAAACACACCTCTAGTAGAAGAACTTGCTCCTGATAAATTGCCTCTAGCTTGAGTTAAATCTCCAAAATCTGTAGCATTTCCTGTACTGGCTATGGTGACATATTGAATTACGTTTGATTGAAAACCACCACCAATGACTAATCGTGTGGAACTTTGAACAGTAGTTAAATACTGTTTTGCTCCAAGCAGATCCCCAAAATCTGTCGCATTACCTGCACTTGCTATAGTAACATAGTCAATTATATTAGTTGCACCACTAGTAGCATTTCCTCCTGCATTAATACCTCTTGTAGAATTAGATCCAGCAGCACCACCATAAGGATCTGTTGTTAAGTTTCCAAAGTCCGTTGCCTTGCCTTTTGTAGAAAAAGCTACAAAATCTATTATATTAGTTTGGCTTCCATTATATCCCCCTGCAAAACAACCTCTAGTAGTTGAAGCAAATCCACCACTTGAAATATAATCTCTACCAACACTTAGATCACCAAAAAGTATTGTGTCTCCAGTAGATGCAATATTTATATATGTTATTGTTGGCAAATATCTTGGACTACCGTCACCTAAACCACCACCAAACAATCCCATAGCAGCAGGAGGAAAACCTGCCTCTAATGCACTTGAAGGTGTACTGTCTGAAAAACCCTCGGCAAATACACGAGCTACACTAAGATCTCCGAAGTCAGCAGAATTGCTTGTAGTAGCTAGGGTTACAAATTCTACAGCTTGAGTGGAGTTATTTGTACCTGCTGTAAGCAGACCTTTTGTTGCATTTGAACAGGCAGTGTTATAGTACGATGCTTTTGTCAAATCCCCGAAATCTGTAGCATTACCAATTGAGGCTATTGTAATATAGTCAATTATGTTATTGCTACCACCATCAACACCTCCTGCTGTTAAACCTCTTGTTGCACTTGCACAACCAGTAGTTGCATATCTTGCAGCAGTAAGATCTCCGAAATCTGTAGCATTTCCAGTAGTAGCTATCGTAACATATTGAATTATATTAGAACTGGAACCAGCATCATTGTATCCTCCAGAACTTATTCCTCTAGTAGAACTTGCAAATCCCGCATTTGCATTAAGGCCATCAGTAAGATTACCAAAATCTATCGCATTACCTAGTGTTTGGATAGTTACAAAATCAATATAATCTTTACCAACACCACCTCCCCCTGTATTGTCGTTTCCACCTGCAAATATTGCTCTTACATTACCTGCAAACGCACAACCATCCTCTCTAAAAGAAGCATGATTAGCCAAATCTCCAAAATCACTAGCATTACCAGCAGAGGCTAATTCTATATAATCAATACTAGCAGCAGATGAAATACCACCTTCTCCACCTGTTATTAATCCTCTTGTATTATTAGAAGTAGCAAAACCTTTTGTTCTAGTTGCTGTTAAATTTCCAAAGTCTGTAGCATTAGCACCAGTAGATTCTATCGTAATAACATCTACAACATTAGAGGTTCCAGCATTAGCAGAACCACCTGCAAAAAAACCTTTTGCTCCTAAATTAGCATCAATAGGCCAACCAGTTCTATACTGATATTGAGTAGATATATTCCATACACCTGAGAATGATGGAGCCATTATGCTATACCTCCATGTGCGCTTGATGCTGTCATTCTATGACCAGCGTTTAGAGACATATCTCCGAAATCAGTAGCGTTACCTGTACTTGCAATAGTAATATACTCCATACCTGTTACTGCATTACTGCTACTAAATACCCCTCTTGTGCCAGAAGATACACCAGATAGTCTTTCTATAGTGGCTCCTAAGTCTCCAAAATCTGTTGAGTTACCTTCACTAGCTATAGTAATGTATTGAATAACATTTAGCGTTGTATAAAAATCACTTTTTCCTCCAGCAAATACACCTCTAGTACTACTAGCTACTGCACCTGCTCGTTGTAAATTTGTAATAGTATCACCGAAATCCGTAGCGTTTCCAGTAGAGGCAATAGTGACATACTCCATTACATTTGAACTAGTAGCCCTATGATGCACACCTCTAGTAGTATTTGCTAATGCCATTCCTTCTTCACTAGTACCACCAAGATCGCCAAAGTCTGTTGCATTTCCAGCACTGGCAATAGTAACATATTGAATTACATTAGTTGTCGCGGAACCACTATGACCTCCAAATGCTATTCCTCTTGTGCTATTTGAAGCTGCTCCCATAGCATACATGGTACTAGTTAGATTGCCAAAGTCTGTTGCCTTAGATTTAGTTGAAAAAGTAACGTACTCTATAATATCAACCGCTCCAGAACCTGTATGTCCACCTGCAAATACACCTCTAGTTGCAGAGGCTATTCCAGAACCTAAACCACCTATATATCGTTTTCCTGTAAGATCACCAAACATAGATGAATTACCTGTTGTGGCTATGTCTATATATTCAATGGTGCTTTGATTACCACCAGCAGAAGGTTCACCACCTGCGAATAACCCTATGGCTGCTGGAGCAAAACCTGTTTCGTTTTGTACTGCTGGATTACCAGAGCAAGTAGATGCATTATAAGAAGTAACTGAAAGTAAATCGCCAAAATCTGTAGCGTTTCCTGTAGTAGCTATTGTAATCTGTTGTATTACGTTAAGCCTACCACCTGAATCTTGACCACCAGAAAATA